CGACAGCATGGTTCGCCATCTCAGGGATGATTTCTTTAAACTTGTGGTACTCCTCGACGTCCTTGCCGTCGTCCCAATCACGTGGCTTGTAGAACTCAAACTCGGTCATGCCTCGACGCACAGCCTCCTCCATATCCACAGGCTTACCCGGCCCGGAGATGGGGCTGTAATCATGGACGCCAAGCGCCATGTCAGCTATGCTTTGAACTATCTGCCCAGCTCGAGGACGTGCTGCGAATGGGAACGACCGGTCAAGCTCCTTGCGGAGATAGAGCTTCAAGACATGTTCATCGACAGTCTGTGAGCCGCCCGACGCACTGTTGTGCGCACTGCCAAATTGCTTTCTGTATTCTGGTATTTCGTGCATGTAACCCTCCATAACCCCCACAATAATCAGCCTTCACAACCTGTCAACAAAAAAATGAAAGAGGTGCTAAATGGTCATTATTGTTACTCAGGATGAGCTAATCCCCTGTAATCACTGTGATGGTGCTGGCGTCATCCCTGTTGACCTTTACTCGCACACTGACGTAGGGTTTGAAATCACCCGGCAGCAGAAGTGGCGCTGTGGTGTATGTGATGGAGAGGGCGCACTGTTGCCCGAGTTTGAAGTGGAGCTCGAGGATTTTGACTAACGGACGTGCGAAGGGCGCTCAGTTTGAGCGCGATGTGGCCCGAATGTGCCACGAGTCCATGGGGTTCGAGGTAAAGAGAGACCTCGAGCAGTTTAGACAGGGCGACAGGGGTGACCTGCTCGGGGTGCCGGGTTGGGTCATAGAGTGCAAGCGGTATGCTGGCGGTTCTTGTCGTTCAGAGTGGTGGGACCAGGCGGTCAAGGCAGCGGACGCAGCCATGGCCGAGCCGGTGCTTATCTATAAGTTCGACCGGCAGCCGGTGCGCTGTCAGGTGTTCTTGTCTGCCATCAATCCAGACTATTGGGGCAAGGAAGACGTGGCCACGATTAGCTTTGATACGTGGTGCATGATTGTAAGGGAGGGGTTGTCTGATGAAGAGCGCAGCAGACATGACGCTGGACGAGTTTCGGAACTTGCTGGCTACTATAACGGCACCGCCTGACGTGCCACCCCTGCATCCGGGGCATTACCAGCGCAAGCAAAGGCCAAGCGAAGCACAGAAACCGTTCTGGTCGCGCAGGAAGAAGGGCAAGAACACCCGGCCTAAACGGCGTCGGCCTTCTCGCATTTGTAGTTAGCTGTCATTGGCACAGGGAACAGTGGCTTCACCTGCACCGCCATCTCCGCAGCCCGAACCTTGCATGCCTCTTCTGTAATCTTGAGGCCGGTAGTGTCCTCGAACACAACGCAGTTGGTCGGGTATGCGGTCATACACAGCATAATCATTGCCTTGAACATGTCGTTCTCCTCCTTAGACGGTATCATACTTGTTGCTTTTTTGCCTGTTCTCCTTGGCTGGCAGAATTTGAAGGTTCCACGGTACGTGCAGCCCGCAAACGTTTTTGCCTAACAGCGGGACGATGTGGTCTACGTGATGGTCGATGCCGGTCGCCCGGATGACCTCGTCTCGCTTTTCGTAGACCCGCACGATTGCATCGAGGTGCAGTTTCGATAGAGGTATGCTTGTGCGCTTCCACCGGATAGCGTTATAGGCTGATTGGTAGGGCCGCATCCTATCCCGGTTAGCCTCACGCCAGTTTCGCTGGTATTCGTTTAATCGTTCACGGTTGTTTGCGACCCACTTGTCGTACCGGGCTTTGGATTCCTCCTTGGTCACTCGTCGTATTGGTTTGTGGCCAAGAGCGCGCCGCTTTTTTGTCGAGGCATCTCTGCAAATTTTCTTGTGCTCTTCGTAGCATGGCGGGCAGTAACATTTGCCCTTTGAGCTTGTTTTGCGTTTGCCGTAGTTGCCGTGCTTGCAAGGCTTGCCGTTGTCGTAAAACTCCAGACCCATGGCCTTTGCCTCTTTGAGCCGCAGCACACCGGAGGCGCGGCGCTCAGATTTTTTTCTGTCTCTGTATTCTTTTAATTTTTGTTTGTTGCAAACAAGGCACCTACCGTTTGCGGTGTAGCGCCCGGCCACATGTCCGTGAGCGCATGGGCTTGCGTTATTGTATACGCTTAGACCCTGTTCAATGGCCTGTGTTCTGGTGATGATTTCCATGTCTGTCCCTCCTCTTGTCAGACGGTTAGAAATGTGATATTCGGTTCCTCATTGTCATGCGGCAGAACTGCTTTGCAATGTCATTGCGATGCACCATGCCAAACTTTTTATATATATAAAAAAACATAAGCCTGACCATTGCAGTGTCAGGTGCAATGCATTGTATACAATGCATTGCGCCAAGTTTTACTTATATTCGAGCTCGAGCGCTTGCAGTGCAAGCTGCACGGTCCGAGGTATGTCCAGCTCTCCGCTTTCGTAGTACTGGACAGTGCGCCGGGCCAGCCCTAGACGTTCAGCAAACCTCTGTTGCGTCATGCCTAGCAATTCCCGGCGGTGTTTCAGCTCGTCGGCGCTCACTTGTCAGAACCCCACACTTCCTTTTTCTCAATCCAGTGCGGTTCGGATGCGTCAACCACCTCGCTGATGCTCCAGCAATACATGTCCATTTCGTCCGGGACGTATGAGTGGTGCTTATAGGTTTCGATGCGCTTCTGTGCCTCTTCGAGTGTGTCGGTCAGCTCGTAGTGGTCTTTGTAGCTGGGGTCACCTTCGCTCAGATGAAAACGCAGTGTGCGGTGTACGATAAACATGTGTCAGCCCTCCTTGCTAGACAGGTAAATGTTGTATTGCTTGAGGATGAGCCCGACGGTGTCGAGGCTCTCCCGGACAGCTTCGCGCCATTCCTCGTCCCATTGTTCCGGCGGTGCCGTGTCCATAAGGTCGGGCATGTCTGACGCAGCGGCCAGCGTCTCGTGGAATGCGCGTTTCTGGTGGTTGTTAATCATATGCATGCGTTGTCTTCTCCTTGTCTGCTATGCGCTCGAGACCCTCGAGCACGGTCCTGGCCCTAGACGTTTCCGCCTCTAGCCGTTCAGCCCGCGCCAGCAATTCGTGACGCTCTCCTTGCAAGCTCTCAATGATATCGAGCTGCTTTGCAATTTCGTTCTGCCAGTAGTTTGTGGCCATTATTTGTCCTCCTCAGTGTTTGGTCTCGTCCTCGTCGTCCATGTCCTCGGCCATCAGTTGCCGGATGGCGTCGCCCTTGGCCTCGTCTATGATGCAGCCGAGCATAACCAGCCCGGCGTCTCTGCCGTCGCCGCAGTGATGCGCCATGCGCAGGATTGCATGGTGGAACATCAGCGACAGATTGTAGGCTGTCTCCAGCGGTCCGTCGTGTGGGTGCTTGTCCACAGCCTCGATGCAAGCCTTTAGAAAGTTTGCATCATGCTCTGTCAGTGGGTTGTCCTTGCTGTTCATGTCTGTTGCTCCATGTAAAGTTTGCAGCGGCGCATGGCCTCCTGTACGTCGCCCATAGCCCAATCTAAAACCTTATTGCGTGGGCATGTCTGGCCGCTCTGGTTGAGCTCATGCCGGGCTTGCTGTAGGGCTTCCAATGCCCGCTCGATGCGTTCCCCGGTGGCGTAGGTCTTGAACAGGGGCGACGGCTTGCGCCGCCCCGCCTTGCGTGTGTTGTCCATTAGTCGTCCTCCTCCACGGCCCAAGTCTCGAGCACATCATTTGCCCGCCATTTAGCCTCGCCCACGTCTTGCATGAGGCGGTCTATGTCGCTGGTGCGCTCCTGCCATAGCGGGCCATTGCGCGGGCCTGACCGCTCGTAAATGTCCGTGGCCATGTCATGCGCCACCTCTAACAGCTTGTGAAGCTGCCGCAGTGCGTGGGTGTCAATCAGCGCAACCTCACGGTCTGCCAATAGCCTTTCCTTGGTAGCGTTATCCATTGTTGTCCCCTCCATTAGTCCATCATCCCGCCATAGATAGGCGCTTGCGGGTCGCGGTTGAGGTTGGTCAAACCAATCTCGCCCGCCTTAATGGCCTTTTCTGTTTCGGCCTTGCTCATGCCCAGAAAGCCGTTGCGGTATTTGCCGGTGGTGGTGCTGTAGTCCCAGCGGTCACGGTCAAGCCAGACCTTGCCGGACGGTTCGCGGAACGCGATGACTGTCTGGTAGCTCTGGAAGTAGTCACCGTCCCTTGTCTCGATGATGAACTGGTTTACAACCGGGCGGCCTGTGCGGCCTGTGATGTTTCTTACTCGTGCCATTTGCTATCCCTCCTAGAATAATGACAGTTGCGTTGCAGCTTGTGCCGGGTTCTGTTCCCGGAACAGGCTAGGAAACAGGCTGGAATGCCTTTGTGGCGGCATTGTGGCCTGAATAGGATTTGTTTGTGCTGGTTCGCCCCATGGTGGGACGCCGAGCGGTGGCGGCCCCATGCGTAGCGTGGGCCGATAAATGAACTTGCGGCGGCCCCAGTACTCGCTGATGGCTTTGCATCCGCGCTGGTCCAGCACATAGGCTTGACCCTCGATGATGCGGACCAGCTGCACGTGTGCGGTAGTTGTGACCATGTAAGTGGTGCGAGGCCGGGCGACGCGCTGGCAGAATGCCAGAAGCGTCATTCGCTCATGCTCGACCACCTCATAGTCTGCGCCGAGCTCATCTAGAACCTTGATGCGCTGTGAATGGATAGTGCCGCCTCTAAAGCGCTTCCGGTGGGTCAGATGTTTGGCGCATAGGTTCCACACCCGGTTGAAGCTCTGGCCGGTGCTGGCGGCTATCGCAGTAACGCCGCAGTTAGGTCCGGGCTTGGCATCCATCGGCAGGTTGAAGTTGTCAATTATCTGGCTCATCGCTTGCCCTCCAGCTTGCGGTGATGAGCGGCGCTATTGCGCCGCCTCTTCAACGTTCTTCGGGAGCCACCGGTCTGCACATTTAATCAGCGCCGGTTGCAGGATGAGCTCCGGGTCTAGGTCCAGCTCGAGGCATTCCCTGCGGGCCATATATGCGTACCAATCAAGCTGGTCGATTTTGTAGCGCTCGTTCTCGGTGACTGCGAGCTTGTCGCGGCATGCAAGGTCGAGCGCGATTGCCCACTGGTTAGAGAACATAACCATGAAAGAGATTTGTTCCTGCTTTTCCTTGTTCATTTCGTTGCCCTCCATTGGCGTTGCGGTTGCTTAGTATATGAGCGCAGTGGTTGCGCCTAGTCAATGGGGTAATGAAAAAAAAGTGTACAGGTCTGACAGCATTGGATAAAATCCAAGGGTCAAAGCTTTGGAGGGCTTCAACATGATTAAATTATTGATAGCGGTTTGCATCCTGTCCGGTGGTGGTGATGCTGCCTGTTTCGAGCTGGCCAGCACGTCACAGTTTGACAGCATGAAACAATGCAACGCCGAGCGCGACAGGATGGTGCGCGAGACATGGGCATTGCGTATGCGCGAGGATATGGTGGCGAATGCGCGTTGTGTTGCCGAGCTCGAGGGATAGGAATGTGGTGTGGTGAGTGTGTCAGCACATACAGAAAGAGCACACCACCGCGCGGCATTGTATGGCCGAGCCTAGCATGCTGTGGCATTTTTGCAACAGTGTGGCAAAACTGCATCAGTGTTGCATCGCGGCAACAGGGCACCGGGGGGTCTGCGCAGACCGATGCACCCCCTGCGCGCGGGGCCGCCTCGATGTGTGTTAATTGACCTCTACACACTCACAGAGAGAACCATGACCAAAATAACCAAGACCAGAACAGACGAAATCATTGCGCTCCTATCCGATGGGCATAGCTTGGTCCAGGCTTGTAAGCAGACAGGCATATCCAGAACCGGCTTATACAAGCGTATGGGGGCCGATGAGGAGTTGCGGGGGGCTATCTACTCCGCACGTGCTCAAAGCGCTGAGAAGGCGTTAGACGAGCTTGACGGCATGTATTTGAACGCTCTGGAGGGACGCAAGCGCTATGACCCCAACGTACTACGAGACTATGCGCAACACGTGCGCTGGAAAGCCAAGACGGCTATGCCAGAGCAATACGGTGACCACAAGAACAGGGCTGGCGTCGAGGTTAGTGACGGCACGGTGCGTATCTTGTGGGAGACTGACTGATGGACGTTAAGATTCC